CGATGAGTTTAAATTAGGTGAAGTTTGTGAAATAAAAACTGGAACAAGAATTACAAAAACAAATGATACTGGTTTTAAATATCCTGTATATGGCGGTGGAGATATTGCATTTTATACTGATAAACTACCAAATAGAACTAATAATAATTGTATTGTTGGGCGATTTGGATTAAATAAAAATTGTGTAAGGATTATAAAAGGAGATATATATTTAAATGATAGTTCAATGAGTATTCATTATACTAAGTCATATACAATTGAAAGATATATATGGTATTTATTATATAGTGATCAAAATAATATATATAAAAATTATACAACATCTTCAGTTCAAACAAATATCAATATGACGCAATTTCAAAAGTTTCTGATTAAAATACCAAAAGACAACTCAATTATTTCAAATTTAGAAAAAGAATTCCAAATAATTGATAATAAGAAAGAAACTTTAGCAAAATTAAATATTGATTATAAATTAAAATTAGATGAATTATTTAGAGATTTTCCAAAAACAGAAAATGATGAGATTATTGACGATGAAATAATTGATCCTATACAAGGATCAACAACATCTGAAGAAACAAATAATGATGACATTATTAAATCAAAAAAGAAATTAACTAAAAAAACAGATGATGATATTATTGTTGAATCAAATAAAATATCAACAAAAATTAATAAAACAAATAATGATATCATAATTAAATCAAAAAAGAAATTAACTAAAAAAACTAAAGAAACAGATAATTTAGTTGTTTAAGAAAATAAAGATATTAAGTTTAATATAAATTTGTTATATTTTTATTTTTATTTTATCCGAATCATTTATTAATATAGTTTGGTTTCACCAAACTATATTAATAAAAAATTGATATTTCTAATAATTACACTATTAATTATATATAGATAAAATTAATATTAATTATTAATTTGAAAATGTCTAAAACTATTAAAACTAAAGAAACAACTAAAAATGACAGTATAATGTCATCTATTTCAAATGATGAAGAATTAGCAGAATATTTTCATTCTATACATACATTTATTCGTAATAAATTTGGTCTATATGGCAAATCAGCTCTACAATTCTTTAATTTCTTTTTTGTTCTGCGTTTAGTTGAAGATCATATACCTACGCTAATTGAAATTACTTATAATGATGAACAAATACTAGTGAATTGTAAATATTCTTACCTACAATCTATTGATAATGAGAATGAGAAGATTCAACAGGTTCAATATATTAAACACGCAATTGTACGTACAAAACATAAAGAAACCTTTTTTATGAATTTTCCTATTGATAAATTTACAACTAGTTCTAAAGCTGGATCATCTTTAAGTGATTTTCTAAAAAAATTAGATATTTTAACACCAGAAATTATGGATAAATTTCATGTTTATGGCAGGGTATATGAATATTTCTTGGGCCACATATTAGGGCGAAGTTCTGGAACGAGAAGTGGGAGCCAAATTTCAGATTTAGGTCAGTATTTCAGTTCTAGGCATTTAGTTAGATATTGTATTAGTAAAGTTAATCCAATAATGAAAGATAAAAATATTATTCCATCTATGGGGGATTTCTTTTCTGGTTCTGGTGGTTTTATTACTGAATATATACGATTTATGAATATAAAGTATCCAGATATTAGATGGGATCAAAATATTAATAATGTTTTTGGATTTGACACTGATCCAGAAATTATAAAATCAGCACGTGTTGATATAATGACATTAACTAAGACATTTGATCCTTCAAATAATATATTTACTGAAAATTTCCGTAATGTAAATACTTTTGAAGAAAACTGTACGACTAATAACGGGGTTCCGATCAGATTAGATTTTAACTTTACTAATCCACCATATGGCAATAGTGGCAAGGGATCTATTGATGATAAACTAACTATTCAAAAAGCAGGTGATGATATTAAGCACGTGGCTAAGTATGGATCAATTAATAATATGGATTATCCAAAAGGATCAAAAAAACCAACCAAGGCTAAACCCTATTTAATTAATGGTGATAATAAAGAAACATTGGCTATGCTTCATGGTATGGGTGTATTAGCTGATGGTGGTACATATTGTGGAGTATTAAAAGAAGGTTGTTTCTTTGATAAAAAATTTAGTGATCTGCGAAAATATTTATCAACATATTACGATGTAGAGTATGTTATATCAGTCCCGCAAGATGATTTTATTAACACGTCTACTAAGACATCAATCTTAATCTTTCATAATAGAAAAAAACGGACAACGGAGATTAAATTCTGCGAACTACAAGTAATTAAGATTAAAGACGAAGATAATAGAGAAAGAGTTTTAGGATTTGATGAGATTAACCCACAATCTAAAAAATTAATTAATAAATTTTATTCTGAAAACTATGAATTTGTCAATCAGACAGATGATTATATACGAGTTGGCTTTGAGGAATTAGAGAAGAATAATTTTAGTTTTAATTATAAGAATTATATCAAAGAGGATATTCAAGTTGGTAATGGATTTAAAATTATCAAGTTAGGTCAGATTATTAAATATAAACCAAAAACAAACCATGGAGCACAAGAAGGAACTGATACAGGAAAATATGTATATTATACATCATCACAAAAAATTAAATATAGTAATTATTTAGATATAGATAATGAATTATGTATTATATTAGGTACAGGTGGTGAAGGATCGTTATATTTAGATAATAATTTTGGAATGAGTCAGCATATGTTTGCTTTTAATTGTGAAAATATACATTTAACAACTTATATCTATTATTATTTAAAATATAATTGGGATAAACTATATGAAAAATGTTTTAATGGTTCAACCTTAAAATGTTTAAATAAAACTAACCTAGATCAATATGAAATACCAATACCCGAATCAATAGATACAATTAAATTATATTTAGATTATTTAGAGCCGGCGAACCAAACTCTCCAAACTCTCCAAACTCTCCAAACTCAAAAGGAGGCGTCAATTTGTGGAAAGATTAAATTATTAACGACGATGGGAGAGCAAGGGGTAGATTATAATGAGTATAAATTAGGTGAAATATGTGATATTAATCCAAAAAATGAAAAAATAAAAGAAAAAGAAATAAAAAATGAATATGTTGAATATTTAGATATTGCAAATTGTTTAGAATTTAATACACAAAAACTAAAAAATGATGATACATTACCATCAAGAGCAAAACGAATACCAAAAATAAATGATATTTTATTATCAAGTGTTAGACCTAATAATAAAAATATAAATATTATTACTAAAAATAATTATAAAACTAATTTAATTGTATCTACTGGATTTATTCAATTAAGACCAAAAAAAATTGATTCATATTATTTATATTTTTATATATTACGAGAAGATATTACACAATATTTTATAGATAAAAGTACTGGTTCTGGTTATCCTGCAATAAATAGTGATGATATTATAGACATGAAAATCCGTATATTAAAACCATCAATAATCTCAAAATATAAATTAGATGATGATTTTGAATTTATGGATAAATTAAGAAACGATATTCAGAACACGTTAAAAATACAAGAGGAAATAACAAAACAAATGATGACTTTAATATTAAATACTACAACTGATCATAATATAGAAGATAATGATAATTTTGATGATTCAACAAATGATGATATTATTATTGAATCAAAAAATAAATTAATTAAAGAAACAAATGATGGTATTATTGTTGAATCAAAAAAAAAATTAACTAAAATTAATAAGATAAATGATGATGTTATTGTTAAATCAAAAAAGAAATTAACTAAAAATGAAAAATAATTAATTTAATATCATTAAATATTTATTAAAACTTCATAAAAATATATTATAACTTCATTATACTTACGCATAATAATTTTATTAAAAAATTGAAACTTCATAAAAATATATTATAACTTCGTTATAATATATTTTTATTTCGTCCTAATCATTTAATAAAATATATGGCTTTGTCATATATTTTATTAAAAAATTGAAATGTTCCATCCTAATTTTTAATAAAATCATTATGCTTACGCATAATGATTTTATTAAAAAATTGAAATAATAAACTTATCTAATATTAATTATACAAATTCTTAATTATCATCAAACTAAAAATGTCTCACGAACCAACACACAACAAAATGTCATCACTGACAGACAAAACTGATATATTAGATTATTTAACTAAAACAAAAGCTGAAAATATTAAATACATAAAATCTGCAATGTATAAATCTGAATTACTTATAGAATGTATCAAAATAAGACCATTCTGTTTGTATTATGTCACAGATGAATTTAAGAATAATATTGATTTTCTATATGATGCATTCAGAGCAAATTATAGTTGTATGAGATGGATTAACCAAAAATATAGGAATAATGAGGAGTTCATGTTAAAATGCCTGGCATTTAATTATTCAACAGTATATTATATTGGTGCAAAATTAAGTAGAAATAAATCATTCGCAATTAAAGCAATTCAAATTAATTGTAATGTGGTGAGATATTTAAATTATTCTTTACATTCTGACAATGATATTATCTCACTAGTTCTCACAATTGATAGATCATTATTATATTATATGAATCCAGAATATAATACTATTGTTAAACTATTATCTGAGGATGGTTTATTATTAAAATATTTTCCAGGAAGTTGTAAACTAACAGAAGAATTAATTTTAATTGCAATCAAACAAAATTATAATTCTTATTTGCATATTGATTTTAATTTTAAAAATGATATAAATTTTATTAAAAAGTTGTTAATAACAGATTATATGGTATATACTCTATTACCAGAATATAATCAAACGGACAGAGATTTAGTAATGTTTGCATTAAAAAATAATGTTAAAATATTACAACATTTACATAAAGATTTTAAATATGATCTAGATATTTTAGCAGAATCTATTATTTTGGATAAAGACATATTGAATAAATTTGAATTCCCGCCAATGATAAAATATGGTTTCTATTCATATATTAAGTCATATATTAGTGAATATACCGCTTTACAATTATTTATGTTTAACACGTCATGGTGCATTTATATAAATACTACATCTACAGGTACTAAACATCAAAAAACTATTAAACCGATTATTACTAAATTAAATTGTCATGGATCTTATCATAGTTTAAAATTTAAAAAGATCATATTTGGTTATGTTGGTCTAAAATTTGATAAAAAATATGAACTATATAATAGAGCTTTAAAAAATATTATATAAAATTAATATATAAATGATAAATCAATCAAAAGATATCCGTATAGATTTAGATTCTACAATATGGGGGCCGAATGGTTGGTTCTTTATTGATTCTATCTGTCTATCATATCCACTGAATCCTACTATATCTGAAAAAGAACAATACAAAAACTTTTTTTATTCATTCCCGGTTATTCTGCCATGTTCTAAATGTCGTATCCATTTTAATGAATATCTATTAACTAATCCATTGAATGATTATATATTAAGTTCAAAAGATAATTTAATAAACTGGATATTAACCGCCCATAATAAAATTAGACAAAAATCTATAAAATTAGAAGAATACTATTCATATTATAATGATAAATATAATATTAATGTAAAAAATGAAACCTGTAAAACTACTTGTGGGCTAAAACAATCTAACCATTATCATAATAATAATGTTGTTATGTATCAATATATATCTATTATATTATTTGGTGCCATTATTGCATTAAGTCTATATCTAGTAAGAATTAATCAAAAAATTAATTGTTAATTTAATTGTTGTATTTGTTCTACTATTAACCTTAATAATTCATTCCATTGTCCTATTGTATAATTATCATTTAACCATAGATTAATATCTAAATTTACTGTAGATAATATTTTATCTCTAATATCTGTTATATGTTTAGTATATGATCTAATTATTGATCTAAAATATATTCTTTTATTCCGTATATGTAAAATTAGTTTAGGGATTAAATCTTTTTTATCTATATTATGATTAACTACTCTCATTTCTACATACCACAAAGACCATGCGGAACAAAATCCAGTAGGATCACCGATACTTTTACCTCTATTATATTCATTAATATCTAATGTTTGTAATCCTATTTTTTGTTCGTATGTTGATGGTTCATAATATGTAAAAGTAATTAGATTTGGATTATTAGTATTTAATAAATTGTTGAATAGATTTTTTAGATTATGGTCTAGACTAATTGGATTATAATTAAATCCCGAAGGCCAGTCTTTCCCATAGGGTTCATAACGTTCAATTGATTTATTAATTTTATCATATAAAATAATATTTGCATGTGCGCCATTAGATAATTCAATTCCTATTGGTATTATTAAATATCTCTTTGAATCATCCTTTATAAAGTTAATTAAGGTTTTTTTTAATGTTGTTGGATAAAATAATTTTTGAAAAGACCATACTATTTCATAATTTAAAAAATCCCCAAATAATCCCTTCTTAATACTATTCTTCATATAATAATTTTCTAAATTAATATTATTAACTAAATCTGTCGTTAATGA